AAGAGCGTATGAAAAGAGACGCAGGTGCTATTGCTAAAAAGAAAATGCGTAACAAAGAGCATAACAAATATGTTAATTTCCTAGACGTAGATGAGGCATTACATCCTAACGTAGCAAAGAATGATGCTATTAATAAGGCAAATGCTATGAAGCGTGCAAAGGAGAGAGAAGCATCTAAACCTTCTGCTGATGTAATTGCTGCTAGAAAACGTCAGTATAAAGGTGGTAGTGACTATACTACTGCTGACAAAAAGAAAGTTATTCAGTCTTATAAAAAAGAAGAGACTATCCTAGAAACACCAAAGGGTGATGTAGGAAAAGACAGACCAACTAAAGAGCAAGATAGAGCTGCTCGTAGTTATGGTAGTGGTTACGGTGCAAAGTATAATGCTCCTGCTCGTAAGACTATTCATAAGATGAAGAGAGGAGTCAAGAAGTATAAGGGTGAGAAGGAAAATAATGATGGGTCTACAAAGATGACCAATTACATTGACGATAGAAAGTCTCATTTTCATAGACAAGGAAAGTCCTATGCTGAGCCTTCAAGGAAGAAAGTAAAAGAAGAAGTTGCAATTTCTGAGAAAATAAAGTATGATAAGAAGGGATCCTCTATGGATTACTTCCTAGGTAAAGATCCGAAGAAGACTGAATACTATAAAAAGAATGCTAAGAAGAAGAATGAATCAAAATCATCTTGTGAATGCAAGCATGAATCATTCGCTAAATTCTTAGAAGAGGGTAACGCCACTGGTCGTATGCTTCAAAAGTCAAAAACTCAGGTCACAGGGCACATCAGTGCTGACAGGGGGTCAGACGAAAAAAAGAACCAATCCAAGCGTAAAGGCTTGGAAAAAGATCTAAAGAAGCACAAGATCGGACACAAAAAAGGTGTAGGTGAATACAAGTATGACAGTGGAGAAACTGGTCGTGAAGTGTCCTATCAGACCTCAAAACCTGATAAGATGTCTAAACGTCGTTTTGGAAAAGTCATGCGACGTCTAGGACGTAAGCATGGACAAGAGTCTGTGATTACTAAAGACAAGGATAAACCTGCAAAGTTACATACTACCGAGAAAGGAAGTAAAGAAAAGTCTCAGACACTAGGTAAGTCTAAGGCAGGCAAACACCCTAAGGGGTATGGAGAAACTTCTGGCACTAAAGTCAGGAGTGCTAAGTTACCTAAGAAAACAAACAAATCATCTTATCACTATGGCTGAGCATAAAACCGATAAAAACGGATACGGAGTTTGGTATTGTATGTATTGTGGATTCACTGCACCGCAAGGGCATTGGAGACCAAAGACATATATTGAAAAACACGAAGAGAATTGTCCTAAGAAATCATGAAGTCATTCCAAGAATTTCACGAATCTGCCTGGCAGAGAAAAGAAGGCAAGAATAAGACAGGCGGTCTGAATGAAAAAGGACGCAAATCTTATGAGCGTGAAAATCCTGGTAGTGATTTAAAAGCACCACAACCTAAGGGAGGACCTAGGAAGAGGTCATTCTGTGCACGAATGGGTGGTGTGAAAGGACCTATGAAAGATGAGAAGGGAAGACCGACCCGAAAAGCACTCGCACTTAGGAAATGGAAGTGCTAATATATAAACAAACTAGGGTCTAACAAGACCCTTTCTTTTTACTAATGCAATTCAAATCCCAATTTATATTAATAGCATGTTTTCTACCACTCGTATTGATATACATAGTGATGAAATTTGCTGTGTGGATGTCCGCTATAAACAACGAGACGATCTATGTTAGCAAAGAAAAATTCAGAAAGCGAGGACCATATGTGGAGAATCCGTATGCGGACATTGATGAAGAGGAAGAAGAATATGGAGATCTCACGGATTATAAATGATGTCCTTCATCAATACTATGTTGTGGAGAGAAACATGCCTGTCCCACGTTGGAAAACTAACACAGATCCACAATGGTGGATTGACTATCTTGCATCATTAAAAGATGACAGTCGTACACTCAGTTAATATAATGGTGCTCATACTTGTCATATCTGTGACAGTATTGATAGCCTATATAATGAAGTATGCGTATTGGGAGATGAATGATGGGAGCAATGACCCCACCGAGCAGGAAGAGTTGCTACAACTTCCGAGTGACGGAAATCAACAGAGTAGTTGACGGAGACACAATCGACGTAACTATAGATTTAGGTTTTGATCTCAGCAAAAAAGAAAGAGTACGCGTAGCTGGAGTTGATACTCCTGAGAAGAGGACAAGAAACTTAGAGGAGAAAGCACTTGGAATTGATGCAACTAACTGGATCAAAGAAAAGCTTGACGGAGCGATTGACGGCGAAGATGATCTTGTCATTAGGACTGAGCTCGTTGGTGGTATGGGTAAGTATGGTCGTCTTCTTGGGTGGCTTTATATTGGGGATTCAAATGTGTCTCTTAATGAGCAGATGATTGACGAAGGTTACGCATGGTGCTATGATGGAGGGACTAAAAACAAAGACTTCGAGTCTCTTCGTGAAATTCGTAGATCTCTAGGCACACTACTAGAAGGATGAGAGAACAAATGATTGATGCCTTGATGCAACATGCCAAGGGTCAAATACACAAACATAAAATGAATGTTGAGGTTTACCTCACAAACCCAGTTGGTATCGGTGAGCATCCAGATGTTATGGAAGCAATCGAAAAGGAATTAGATGTCATTGCACATTATCATGATCAAATAGAAGTTATTTCCACTTACATCCAAGATGAATAGTCTAGAATTAGAAGAAGGTGATTGGTATTGCTCCATGAATATGGGGATAGAGGAAGTTAGGTATTTGTATAATCACTTTAAAAAAGCAAAGGGTGATACTAAGGATGAGAAAGAGTATATAGAGACTATGAGACAAAGATTATTTGCAATGATGGCAGAGTTTGCATTAACGGAGTTATGAGTCAACAGGAGATTTACTTAGGTAATCCTAATCTTAAGAGGGCAAACGTTGCACAAAACTTTTCCCCTCATGAGGTAAAGGAGTTTGTCAAATGTAGTAAAGATCCTGTTTATTTTATTACCAACTATATCCAAATCATCTCTCTTGATTTAGGTTTAGTCCCTTTTGACTTGTATCCATTCCAAGCGGATATGGTCAATAAGTTTCACGAAAACAGATTTAATATAGCAAAACTACCACGACAGTCAGGTAAGTCAACAGTTGTTACTGCCTATCTGTTGTGGTATTCTATTTTTAATGACAACACAAACGTAGCAATCCTTGCTAATAAGGCAGCGACTGCTCGTGAGATGTTGCAACGTCTACAATTATCATATGAAAACCTCCCTAAATGGCTCCAACAAGGAGTCGTCAACTGGAACAGAGGATCACTGGAATTGGAGAATGGAAGTAAGATCATGGCTGCATCTACTTCTGCTTCTGCTGTTAGGGGTATGTCGTTTAATATTATATTTCTCGATGAATTCGCCTTTATTCCAACTCATATTGCTGATGAGTTTTTTAGCTCTGTTTATCCAACTATATCCTCTGGTAAGTCAACTAAGGTTATAATCATCTCTACCCCTAAGGGTATGAATATGTTTTATAAACTCTGGCATGACGCAGAGTTAAAGAGAAATGAATATGTCACAACAGAGGTGCACTGGTCTGAGGTGCCAGGCAGAGACGCACTGTGGCGAGAGCAAACTATTGCCAACACATCCGAAGAGCAGTTTAACCAAGAGTTTGAATGTGAATTCTTAGGATCAGTCAACACACTCATTACGTCAACTAAACTAAAGATTATGACGTATGAGGATCCTTTGTCATCTAATGCAGGACTGGATATATACGAGGAACCTGTAGAAGGTAATCAATATGTGATGACTGTTGACGTAGCTCGCGGTTTAACTAAGGACTATTCTGCATTCTTAGTGTTTGATACGACTACTATTCCGTATCAAATAGTAGCAAAGTATAGGAATAATGTAATAAAACCTATGTTATTTCCTAATGTTATACACCAAGTCGCAACAAGTTATAATCACGCGTACATTATGGCAGAGGTAAATGATATTGGCGGACAGGTTGCGGATATACTACAGTATGATCTTGAGTATGATAATCTTCTTATGTGTGCTATGCGTGGAAGAGCGGGACAAGTTGTAGGACAAGGATTTTCTGGTAGTAAAACACAACTAGGAGTTAAAATGAGCACAACAGTTAAGAAAACTGGGTGTTCTAATATGAAAACATTAATAGAAACAGACAAACTAATCTTCCAAGATTATGATATAATAGCAGAGTTAACTACTTTTATACAAAAAGGTCAAGCGTGGGAAGCAGAAGAAGGTTGTAATGATGACCTTGCTATGTGTATAGTTATCTTTAGTTGGTTAGCAACATCCGATTACTTCAGAGAGTTGCACGACAATGACGTTAGAGCACGTCTGTATCAAGAGCAAAAAGAGCAGATTGAGGCAGACATGGCACCCTTTGGTTTCATCGATGATGGAATGAATGAGGAAACCTTCATTGACAAAGATGGCGATGTATGGCATACTGATGAATACGGTGACCGAGCCTACATGTGGGAATTCAGATGATTTTTATTTCTTGTCCGCCAGTGTATACATTACCTGGCACTTGGGCAAAGTGTGATGCACTTATACCTCACGCAAACTATGACCCAAACTTTACGTTTCCAGTATCAGTAGCAGTATTTACTGTGCTATTAGCAGGGTTTGGGGTTTACAAAGGATTCTTTGCTAACAAAGGATTATCAGATCCATGGGATGATCACGACGACTAATGATTATTTTTTCCTTTATACTATCACTATTTGCTAATCACTTGCCAGTAATGTATGTGCAAGTGCCCCAGTGGGCAGACGATTGGGCAGTTTGTGCTGTAGATATACCAGACGCTAAGTGTCATTGGTATGTTATGGCACCTGATAATACATTTGGTGAAGGATTTGACTGGGAAGAAGCACCATGGTTTGATGCCACAGGTCTAAATGATGTTGCACCAATGCAAAAAGAAACCGTAGTGCAAAAATTACAACACAAAAAATGATTTTATTATGAACCCTATTGATACTGACAGAATTGCAACTGCACTTGAAAGAATTGCACAGGCATTAGAGCACTTCAATATTGAACACGCTCACATAGATGAAATAGATCACAATCATGTTGAAGGTGATGTAAACACTCACAATAAGACTTGGTAATGATTGAAAAAATACTTTTTATACTTAGCATGAGTTACTGTGCATATGTTTTTTACAAAAATTTTAGTAAACCAATAGCATGATTTTACCAGGATCTACAGTTAAAGTTACTGATGAAAATTCAATATACAGAGGGTATGTTGGATGTGTGCAGAGAATACAAGGCAAGAAAGCAGCAGTTCTAATGGATAGTCACACTCCTTGGGACAAGATGATTACATTTAGACTTTCTTCACTTGATGAAGTGACAGAAGGTTTCCAATATTACCCAAAGAAAAAATGATACAATTTTTACTAATCAATGCAGGTTTTTTAAACCTAATGTTTTACGTCTTTGCAATAGGATGTGGGATCTCATTTATTCTTGAGCAAATTCTTAAGGTCAGACCTCTCTCTGTTGATTCAACAATGAATGAAAGAAACATGTATATCGTGCAGACTAACAGAAGATACTGTTGGAGACAGGCATGGATAACCAATGCTCTTTGGTTTCTATGTAATGTAGGATTGTATATAATGTCAAGAAATATGCAATCTACTCAGGTAGATACATTCTGGAATGGAATTTGACAAGGAATTAGAATTAGAGCATTTACTATTTGTAAGCCGTCGGTGCAGGAGATGTCTTAGGACGTTTGACCTCATTGACGGTTTTTATCTTACAAGAAAAGACAGAGGAAATATACCATCCGCCTATGCATATGAGTGTAAGGAATGCACAATTAATAGAATTAAAAAGAATAGAAAGAAAAGAAATAGACCTAGACCTTTACCTCCATACCTAGCAGACTATCCTGACTGGTAGTATGCTCACGTCGTGTTTCCCCGCTGAAAACATGAGTTTTTCTAAATACTAATAGCATCCGTATTGACCCGTTCTAGGAGTATACAAACATGGCATCAACGCAGCTTTCACCAGGTGTTGTTGTACTGGAAAGAGATCTAACCAACGTTGTTAACGCTACAGTAGATAATGTAGCAGCAATGGTTGGTAGTTTTGAAAAAGGACCAGTAGAGCAAATTACCTCGGTAACTAGTGAGAAAGAGCTTCTCGCAATATTTGGTAGACCAAGTAACTCAAACTTTGAGTATTGGTTTAGTGCAGCACAATACCTTCTTTATGGTGGCACCATGAAGATTGTCCGTGCAATGAGCAACTCACTTAAGAATGCCATTGACACAGCACAGTTTACTAATACAGTATTCAGTGCAACTGATACAACTTTAACAGTAGCATCTACAACTGACTTCGACGTTGCAGATTTACTATTGAT